CCTTGGTAAGCTGGTAAACAATGGCACATATCATTTCCATGTGGGCAAGTTCGTTCGTACATACAAGATGGAAGTAATTTCTTATTCAATTTATAATCCGTTTATATAAACTGAATAGCTTCGATTCTCAGTGCCTGGCCAACTGTACCAAGTGTAGAAACACCATCCGCTTTTGTCCAATCTGTCCAGCCTGAGTCCTGAACATGGACACGATATTGGAAGTTGCCATTAAAACACAGGCATTCAATTCGTTTGTTCTGTCCCACGGTTCCGATTACAGTATCTTTTGTAACTACGCCGTAGTCTTTCCAACCGATTCCCTCGATATGAGCTTTCACGCCAATCCGTTTATCACCCGAATTGATCTTAAATGCTTCCAGACGGAGATTGTGACCGGTAATACCAATTACAGTTTCTGCCGCGCGATCTCCAAGCCATCCTCTATTCTGGACATGCGGATTAACCGTGAACATAGCTTTCTTGATTTCAATCGCCTCGATCTGAAGACCTTTTCCTTGCGTGCCAGCCCATTCACCATTGCTCATCCAGTCTGACCAGCCGATATTCTTCTGCTGGACTCTGTACAGATAACAGGTTTCCTTGCCAGTAATCTTGATAGATTCAATACGCTTGTTCTGACCGGTTGTTCCAAGGATTGTATCTTTTGTGATATTCTTGTACTCTCTATTACCAATATCTTTGATGTGGACTGTTACATCTGTTTCTCCTACTGGATTAAGTCTAAAAGCTTCAATCCGGCGATTCTGGTCAGTAGATCCAGCCATCTTTCCATCTGACTGCCAGTTGCACCAACCGATGTCTCTTGCATGAACCTGATATGATACAGATCCGAATACATCTTTCTTATCCTGGAATACACCACCAGACTTGATAACTCCATCGATCTGATCAGCTGATGCTACCGGAGCAAGAGCAGAGATACCAAACGCACTAAGGATTCCTCTTGCCAGTTCGTCCGTCTTGCCGTTGAATTTATCAAGATCACCTCTGTTTGTAATAAATCCATTTTCCAGAAGGCGGTAGCTGTATCCTCTTTGAGCTGCTCTCCACGGGTTCGCCAGATCATCTCTGGGCTTAATTTTTTCTGATCTTCCTGGAAAGAACGATGAAATAAAGTTTGCAAGTGCATTATCGTATTTATCCGGATTGTAGCCTTTTTCGATAATTACATGACCACCATTCGCGGATGCTGATGCACTGTCCATGTGCAGTTCCAAAATCTGATAATCCTTCGGAATATTTAAACTCATGATTCCATTGTCTGCATACCAGTTCCGGTTTGTATCCGCTACAGTTACATTACTTCCACCGAGTGCGGCCAGTCTTGCCGCGAGGTATCTTACTCTCTCTGCCTCCGTATATCCACAACCTACGGCTCCACAATCACCGGCACCGTGACCAGCTATAACAAATAAATGTGCCATAATATTCTACTCCTTTCAAAAAAGAGGACGATTACTCGCCCCATTATTCTTTGTATTTACTTCTGTTCCAGATTTCTGTGATCCGTTCCCAGCCTCCGGTGCTTACCAAATACACAATAAATGCTGCCAGAAACGAAGCAAATACATAATACCATTCAATTACAATTCCATAGTAAATACACAAAATTACCACTGTCACTGGCGTCAGGATCAGTGATACTGCAAGTGCCACCACATTGGTCTGGATCTTTTTCAGTACCGGCATTTCTTTGATTGCCTGAACAATTACACTCACAAAGAATGCTAAAATTCCGATTCCGGCCAAAGCATAGGTTACATACTGCATCAGTGTCTCCATATTCATAATCTGTTCCATGTTACTCTCCTTTTTGTTTTAAATGCAATTCATCAATTTCCTGTTTCATTTTCGTTACCATTCCATTCCCGCCAAGTTCATGGTATGCCTCATACATTTCGCAGAAGTTCTGGTATGCATAAGACGGGATATTCCCAAGCTGCGTGTACTTGCTATGGTATTCGATCAGCTGCACCCGGAGCAAAAGCATTGTTCCTTTGCTATTTGCATCTCTGTCTCTTTTCTGGTTTTTCAAAAGCCACACGATATACCCCAGTAATACCGGAAGTGCAATGGTATAGGTCTGTAAGACTATCTCTTTCACTTTTCTGTTCTCTCTTTCTTATTTTCTTGTAAAAAAATAAGGCCCATTAAGGTCTTGCTCTAATCTCTCTCATTATTACCACTCCATTCCCCAGACAAACCGGACGGGAATATAAAATAAGAGCGGTCATCCCGCTCTTACACAATACATTTTCTATGACTATTTTCTAAGTTTAGTTAATTAGTTCCATTGCTCTGGACTCGATTTCGTTAGTGATTTCGTGCAATAATTCAATCAATTCGGAGAGTGTCATTTTTTCCTAATTCCATTACTTTTCCAGCACCTCACGAATTGCTTCAAGATCATCTACTGTAAGTGCTGGATAATCTGCCGCAATATCCTCAAAAGACTCTCCGTTTTTAAGACGGATTTTAAATGCTCTTACCATGATTTTCAATTTAAGTGTGTTCAATGTTTTCATTATGCTTCTCCTCCAATCAAATCAGCCATCATTAAAATGATATCGTCTGTAGTTGCTTCTAGTATGTCGATACGCTCTGTATCAGTTCTTTTAGGTTCATTCCCATAATTGAGATATTTTTCTGGGTTCGCTTTTACATCGGCTAAGTCTAGCGTTCCAGTAGGTTCGGAGATTTCTTTGTAATCATATTCATGATAGGTCCGTTCCTCTTCTTGTCCCTCGGGAATCTCCTTCACAATGTTCTCATTCAGACAGATATAGACATAATCAATTCCATCAATCTGTCTAACAGTAACACTCTCTTGCGTAGTGTCGAATCTTGCTTTCATGAGATATCACTCCTTTCAGTTCTTCATCTGTCATGGAATTGAACGCTGCAACATACCCGGATCCCTGTGGTCCCATCTCTGACAACTTCTGCAAAATGCCCTGGTTAATTCCTCGATCAGCAAGAGCGGACAGATTTTGTTCCCATGCAGTCACACCGTCTACCTGGCTTTGCATGTTTGCCAGCAAGTTCTCGGTCGAAATCTGCGTACCGGCATCAAACTCCTCAAACATATCCATCTGGGACTTCAGCGCACTCTGTACATTTTCCTGCATAGTAAGAACACTGTTTGTCACATTCACCGCCAGTTCCTGTTGTGATACTGACAAATTCTGATATGCTTCCAGTTCTTGACCTGCCATTGCAATACTGACCGAAGATTGCTCTGTCGCCTCAGTCTTTGCGCTGGTATTATTCTTTGTGGCTGCCGTATTATTGTTTGTCTCTTCCGTCATATCGGAGAGATAACTCATATACGGTTCCATCTCGGCGTTTGCTTCTTTGATTGCATCATTTATCTCTTTTTGACTGTCCTTTGCCGTTTGCTTCGCATCATTGAGTTCCCGTTCATCGTCAGCCATCTGTCTTAACGCCTCTGTAACTGTAACTATATTCCCGTTATACTCAATCGTTGCTTCTGACTGATCCTGTGTGGCAGCGTAAAGTTCATCAACATTATCTGCACCTTTTTTCAGTGCCTCGCTATACTTCTCCTGTGCTTCTTTCGTTGCCTCTGTCTTTTCCCTGAGTACATCATTTACTTCTGACCGCTTCGCTTCGATCGCCGCAAGCTTTTCTCCAATTTCGGAAACTTTGTTCTCTGCATCTGCTTTTTCAACTTCTGCATCCACCAGCTTTTCCACGCTGTCTTTCATTTTTTCCTGTGCAACCTGGATTTTCTGCATTTCCAAAGCGCTCTTTATGTAGTTCTTCATCTCTTCCGAACTCATGCTTAATTTTCCGGTTGTCTCGTCAATCGCAAGTGACATTTCCGGAAACATGGTATTCAGTTCCATGACAATCGTTTTCATCCGACTTTGCTGTTCTGTCGTCTGATTGGATTGTCCGGCAAGCTTTACAAGCTCATCTGTCAGGTTATTCGCCAGTGTTCCGCTTGCATTTACCTCTTCCATGGAAGAAGTCATATTCTGAGTTGCTTGTTTCAAGGCTTCGCTTGTTTCCGATGCTTTGTCCTTCAGCTCGGAAGTGGACTGTATCAGCTCGTCCGTTTCACTGGTCGCATCCCCCATTTTGGATGCCAACACAGCCGTTACTCCGATCAGCGCCGTTACTCCTGCCACAACCAGTATTGCCGGATTCGCAGCCAATACTGCATTAAATCCTGCCTGCGCTACAGTTGCCCCTTCTGTTGCTGCTGTCTGCGCCACGGTTGCCGCTGTCTGCGTTGCTGTAGCTGCCGCCTGTGCTTCCTGCGCCACAGTAGATGCTGCTTCTGCCGTTGTCGCTGCAGTTCGTATTCCAATCAGTTCCGCCGCCTTTTTTCCGAAATCAACCAGCGAGACCCCGGCATCTTTTACTTCAGAAATAAACTTTTTGCTCTTATTTACAACAAAAATACCACCGATTGCAGTTCCCGCAAGCTCTGCCACCGGAACAATCGTTTCAAGATTGTCTGTAACCAGTTTAATTCCTTTTTGTGCCATCGGAAGATATTTCACAAGTAATGGCTGTACAACATCCGCTTGCACCGTCCTTCCAAGAACCTTCCACTGGTTTGTGATACTGTCATACTTGATGTCCTTTACCTTTTCCATGGTTCCCTGGACATTTTTATAGGAATTATTTACGTTGTTCAGAGAAGTAATTACCTTCATGGCATTATCTTCTCCCAGCGCACTCCAGGTATCGCTTGCCAGTGTCAGTGCTTCCTGCTCATTCTTCATGCTTGCCAGATCTGAAATCACCGACTGGAACACTTCTTTTGTAGTTGCGCTGCCATCATGCCACTTTTTAACAAGATCCTGTGTGCCGGCAGAAAATGATTTGATGTGATCATCTATTCTTCCGTCAGCAAGACTGTTTCCGAATTCCTTGACGTAGTCATTTACTTTATCCAGATTATATGCTCCGGAGTTTAAACCGTTTTCAAGGATTGCAAACATCTCTTCCGCTGAAAATCCAGCCTGCGCCCACAGAGAAGAATATTCCGTAAGATTATCCGCAAGTTCTCCGGATTTATTTAATCCGTTTTGCGCACCTTTTGCCATCAGATCAAATGCGGTCTTTCCATCGATTCCCATGTTCGTTACCAGTGCATCTGCGCCTCTGATCGACTCGCTCAAATCCATCCCGAACACATCTTCCAATGCCATCCCGTTCTCGGCAAGCTCTTTGATTTTTGTCGGATCCGTCTCATTGGTATACTGTTTTACCAGCGCCATTGCACTTGCAGCTTCATCGATCGCATCTCCGTAACCGCCTTTATACAGATTTTGCATTTCCTGTGAATAAGCTGCAGTCTCTCTTGCCGTCGCCCCTGTGCTCGCCTGAAGTTTTTGCTGTGCATCCTGAAGCTCTAACGTTCCTTGTACCGCATCCTTAAAAACATTCGTTGCAAGGCTTTTACCGGCATCTACCATTGTATTGATCAGATTTGCCTTGATAATCTTTCCAGCACTGGTTATCTTTTCAGCAGTATCATCTGTCTGTCTTCCGAAATTATCAATGCTTTTTGCACATCCATCCGCTGCATTTTCTGCCTCTTCCATGTAAGTTGCATTTTCATTCACAGCTCTCGTCGCTTTTATGGTTTGCGCTTGCGCATTATTTAACTGCTTCTGCCAGTCTTCTACTCTGCTGCCAGCTCTTTGGTAGGCACTTTCGCCTTTCTCTACCTTTTCCACCAATTCACTGACTGCTTCCTGCTGCTGTGATAACGCTTCTTCTGAAACGTCCGAAGATTGTTTCATTTCATCCAGCGCATTTTGTGCCTGTTCTAGCTTTGTGCGGTACTCCTGAAGTTCTGTCCCGACGCGAGCATAATCTTCCTGCGCATGTGTCAAGCCTTTTCTTACCGCTTCCTCTTTCTCTACCTGCTTGTCGAGCGTCCTTGTCAGGACCTCATTCTTCTTACGCAATGTATCAATTGAGTTTGCATTTCCCGCCGTTTCCGCTTCTACAAGCTTCATCTCTGATTTCATCGTAGACAGACTTTTATTGCACTGTGTTACCGCTGATCTGAATTCTTTTTCGCCATCGAGCGTAATATATGCGCCCACTTTTTTCTTTGCCATTTTCTCTCCAAACCGGCATAAAAAAACCGCCCTCTCAGGCGGTTTTCATGCATCATCTACCAAAATCTTTTGCTATGCTTTCTTCTATGTATTTGTTTAATTCCTCTTTTGCTTTTTGCCTTTCACGCAAATGCCGTCCCTGAATTCCCGGCGATGCAAATTCATCCAGTTTGAAATAAATATGCCGTGGGACATAAATAATCAGAGCCGTTACAAATGGAAGTGCCAGGCAAAACGGCTTTCCTGTTGTGGCAAATTCAAAAAGAGAGCCGGCTGTAACAGATAGGAGTGCTGTTGCGATATAAATATGCCGTTTAGCATAAAACACAAGTATTCTATATATCACCCATGCATATATCTTAACTTTCTGCATTTCCAGTCCTCCTTTTCTTTCTACATCATACCACATTTTTCTCTACAAATCCATCATTGAAGCGATTTTCTGTTGCTCAAAAACCTGTCTTCTCATCGTAATATTATGCATTTTCTTGAACTCTTCAAAAAGATCGCACCATTTACCGAAATACATATGCGCTACCTCTTTTTCCGTATATCCAATCCGCATTCCGATAAGTACCACCCACGCAAAGTTTATCGGTTCTGCTTCTCCGCCTTCCCCTGCGTGGTTGTCGCGTTTTTTCTCTCAAAACATCTTGAGAATTCCTGATGCAAGATTGTAGATAATTCTCTTGGGTTGAAATCAATCTGCCGGATCAGTGTTCGATCACTGATTTCCGGAATCTCCTCTTTATTTTCTTCCCGTTTGATTGCGAGTCCCTCCTGAATGAACCATACCGCTGCCTCGTTGATAATCTTGATATCCGGCATCTTGTAATGTCCAACAAGAAGTCCGTCTTCATTTCTGACTTCTTCACCGTATTCATCCAGCTCCGGTACGAATCCATTCAGCATATTTTCATATTTTCCAAGATCCTCATACTTGTCCTGGATCTTTTCCAGGACAAGATTGTCACATTTCATAGGGTATTCTTTTCCAGATAATACGATCATATTCATTTCTTCAAACATTTTTCTGCCTCCGATTATTCTGTTACTCCAAACATCGTATTGATCCATTTCAATGCATCTTCTTCTGAGCTACAAGCTTCTGTTTCTTTCCATGATCCATCATCCAATCCAAGTGCTCTTCCAGAAATAGATGGTGTCTTGTATTCAATGGAATCTCCTTTGGTTGCATAATCTTCTGATGGCTCCGTAAATTTCGCTTTTTTCAAGAAATTTCCAATGAAGCTTCTTACTCCATCCACTTTTTCAACAGACACCCATGCCATTCCAACGTAATTCGCCTGATCATCTACATTGAATTTTACATTTTTCTTTGCAGTATCAACCGTATGTCCAAACATTTTTTCATGCGCTTCAATCGGAAGTGTACTGGTATTCAGTGTTACTTCCGCATAAGTAAACTCTTTGTCATATTCTGCCTGCTTGTCATCTGCATTCAAGCTTCCTTCTGCGTAGTTCGGGTTTACCTGAAGTCCAATTGCCTTACCACAGGCAAAAGGTTCATCATATTTTCCGTTCTCTAACAGTTTTGCAATAATTGGTTTTCTAAGTCCTACATATGCCATTTTATTCTTCCTTTCCAATTCCCGCCATTTCTTCCAGCCAGGAATTTGCTTCTTGCATTGTGTTAAATATTTCTTTTCTTCTCCATTGTCCTCCATATGCCGGAACGGCCTTTCCCGTTGCCTGCATCGTGGTGTACTTCAATGATTCTCCTCTTGTTTCTATGTCCTGTTCATCTTCTGTCAGTCTCACTTTGTAGAGCCAAACCGCCACATAATACGTTTTTCCATTGCGCTTTTCTCTCACCCTGATTCCTAACCCAATATATCCTGATAAATCCATTTCGTTTGATATAGAACTTTTTTCAGATGCTTCATGTCCAAATACTTCTTTTTCCGCTATCTGGTTAATTTCCGAAGTTTCCAGTGTTACGGACGCATATGCAAACATCTCTTCTTCATCTTCTGAATTGATATCACCATATTCTCTTACATCTTCGTATTTTGGATCAATTCTTATTTTTACAGCTGATCCATACCTGAATCCGTCAGAATACCGGATGTCGTTTTGCGATTCACTGTATTTTGCACCGACAATATGTGCCAATCCCGTATAAGCCATCAATCTTCCTCCTCGATGTAGCAAGAAAAACACAAATGGTAGTATTTTGTTTCTTTCTCATATATGGAGTCTATATCAGTTACCGTAAATCCTGCTTTCCGCAACAATTTACGGATTGTTTTTCTGTCATCCATATAGTCTTCCCGGGTATATAAATGGATCTGCATGTGCAATGTCCATTCCTGGTCCTCATCATCCGCGAAACACTCTGCAGAATCAATTTCCGGGTTATATACAATATATTTCCCCGGTGGAGATTCATAAGGGCAGCAAAGCGGCCAGATATTCTGTGTGATTGTTTCCAATGCTTTTTCAATCTTCTGATTTACATTCACGTTCCTATCACCTCATCAAATTTCCTCTGCATTGCTTCCAGACATTCTCCTTCTGCATTCTGTACTGCTTTGGAAATAACCGGTCTTGCCTGCTGCTTTGTTGTTCCATAATTGAGATATGCCAGTTTCTCATTCCGGCGAACACCTTTTTTATCTTTTCCGCTCGCTGTGATCGTTACATAATGGCCCCGTTCGTTCTTTTCTGGTTTCCGTGACTTGATCGATCCGGCAAGATCTCCCGTTGCATAGCCTCTGTTCGCCTCTGCCTGCACCTGTCCTTTCAGTTCTTTTTCCAGTATCGGTGCCGCTGCTTCCAGTATTTCCGGTGCATACTCATCCAATTCTCCGAGCTTATCAAGCTCTTTCGCAAAATCTTCAAATCCAATTGCACGAAATCCCATTTTACCCACATGTTATTTCCACGAAAGCTTTTCCCTTTTTGTAAGCACGAATAATATCATACTCCACGTCTTCGTAGATCACCTTTCTTGCATATTCCGGTTTTCCCTCTTCGTTTGTATGCCTGCTTTCTTCCCATTCCTCCGGTCTAAGCTCGAATACAATGCGGGCACTAACCCCTGCCCGCATCGATTCATATGCCTCCGCTCTTGTCACAGATTTTTCACGCATATAAGCTTCTGTTGAATGTTCTATCTTTTCAGGAAATCCATTCTCATTCTTGCTTATTTCTTCCCATATCAATTTAGCTGGTTTCATTACACGCTCTCCTTTGTGTAATCACCTGAAAGAGCCATAGAATCTCTTAATCGTTCGAACGCCAGATGAAATCGTTCCGTGTCCTCGTCATATCCAAAATTCGCTTTACAATATAGTACTACTGCCTGAAAATACAATTCGTCATTTTCTGGGGTACCATATACTCCAGCAATTTCCATTTCTTTCGAACATGCCATTGCCAACGCTTCTATTTCTTCTCCATCTTTTGTTCTGACTCTCTTTTTTAGTTTCTCAACTGTTGCCTCATCCATATTACTCTGTCTTCTTTGTAAGCGTTACCAGTGAATTCAGATCCAGTGCCTTGCCGTCACAAATCATAACTGCTTTCGTAACCTGATCTTCTGTATCGTTGTCTTCATAGCTCTTTACTGTCATTGCATAGTTTGTATTGAACATATAATCAGACCAATCATACAGAAATGCTAATGTACTTTCCGCCTTTGCTGTTGTTCCGTAGCTTTCCATGTAATCATTTAAGACTACTCTTCTTCCAAGAAGAGTTCTCTCCGGCTTTCCTGCGATTCCATAATTTACTCTCGCAATTGGCTGTCCATTTGCATCTACCTCTCCAACAAACGCCATGAAAGTTTTTTTCGTCATATTCCAAACTGCACCGTTCTCATAGGCCAAAGGAAGTGCCGCTTCTGCCTCGATAAGCTTTGCATATAAGGAATCATCAGTTCCTACTTCTACACTCTGTCCAGTTAAAACTTCCTCTTTTAAGATTCCCTTTGGTTTTCCTTCTCCATCTCCATTTACAATCGCTTCTTCCTGCGCTTTTACCATCGCTTCCGCAACACTGTTTACAAAAATTGTTTCAAAAACAGCCAGTGACATTGTTACAGTTTCTAATGTCATTGAAATTGCGCATCTTAATTTATATCCCTTGATGTCAATTCGACCCGTTGTTTTCTTCTGTTTTTCGCTTGTGCCGCCTTCCGCTACCCAAGTAGCAACCGGTTTTACATTTGATTTCGGAATGCTTGCTCCTGGAGCATATGTTGTTCTTGTAACCAGCGGAAGAATCATTCCAATTGATTCCATTTTTTCAATAATACGATTGATTACAACCGGCGCAATTACAGATCCAACATCTCCTGTTTTTGTCGGTCCGGCTTCATTTCGAAATTTATCCGGAATCTTTGTTCCATTGACGACATAATTCATAAATGCGATTCGGTATTCCTTAGAATCAAACATATTTTCCGGTTCTGTGATTACAGCCCCAAAGTCAATCATACTTCCAGTCTGATCAAACGCTTTTGCCGGTTTCGGCTCTTCGTTCAGTGCTCTGAAATTTGCCTGTGCCTGCGCAATGGCATCCCATTTCTCATCCAGAGCCTTTACTTCATCCATTTTAGAATCTGCTTCCTTGATCTTCCCTTCATTGATCAGACCTTCCGCTTCATCCATCAGTTTTTTTCTCATCGCTTCATACTGCTTTTTGTTCATCTTTTTTCTCCCTTCAATTTTAAAAGTTTTAACTTCTGCAGTGCCACTTTATCCAGAGCCTTTTCTCCGGATTCCATCATTTTTCTTGCCGCATTCATCTTTGTCTGATCCGGCAATTTAAACATAGGTCCTGCCACAAGCTGTAAGTTTGTTTCCTTTTCTTCAAACATAACCTTGTCAATCAGTTTCTTTTCTTTCGCCTGATCTGCAGTCAGCCAGGTTTCATGCTCCATCATTTCGAGTGCCTCTTCCTGGCTCATTCCGCTCTTGGCAACATACGCTGTACTCAACGCATTGTCTGCTGTTCGCAGCGTTTCCGCCATATGTTCCATATCGCTGTGATTTCCTTCTGTTCCTGAAGAAACACAATGTACCATCATCAGTGCTGTCGGGGACATTTCACAATATCCTGCCATTGCCACAATCGATGCAGCACTGCAAGCCTGACCAGTAATATAGATTTTCACATCTGCCGCACACTGTCTAAGCATGGTGTAGATCTCTGATCCGACATCAATGATCCCTCCTGGAGAATTTATCATGACCTCCACTTCATCACCCGGCTGAATATTTTTCAGCACATCTGTTACATCTTTCGGAGCTGTGCTGTCCGCACCGAACCAGTCATAATACCACTTGTAATCGTTTGGGATCATGACACCCTTAATATCAATCCTGTATTTCATTCTTCTTATCTCCTCCTTCCGCAGAATCAAGTAATCTTGTTATAATTTCCGCCGTGACCATATAATTTTTACTGTCCATTTTTCCCAAAGCTTCTTTCACCAGATTCACAACCTGCGTATCCAGTCTTCGTATTGGTTCGTCACCGCCCGGAATCGGAGCCATATTCAGTGTTGCTCTCCATTCATTTGGAAGCATTGCACCCCTGTCAACCATTGCCTGGAATGCCAGTTTTGTTGTAAGGCTTGCACAGGAAAGATTGTTTGCTTCAAATTCGATCCGATTTCCAAATCCCCGTTCTTTCCTGGTAAAGATTCCAGTTGTATAAGTCTGGTGCATCTGGACAACTTCCGGTTCGATTTCTGCTTCATAGTAGGCATTCCACTCATCCTCAGTGTAATTGCTCTGGACAATTTTCTTGTTGGTATTGAAAAATGAATAAATTCTTTCGATTGTGCGATCCGTCTGTGCTGCATTTGGAACGTAATCTTTTGGTTCAATTCGCTCCACCTTTGCCTTCGCATCCACGCCAGCCGCCCCGAACGTATCCGTTTCAACAGCCAGATAATTTTCAACGAACTTCTCAACATTTCGCTTGATATCCTCTTCCCGCATCGATGAACTGTAAGTCAGAAGCCACCGTATGATCCCACTGTTCTTGATTGCACGAATCATCCCTTTGTCGATCGTGCCAATCACGTTCATCATCTGTGTAAGTGCCGGTGCAGGACTATCCCCGAAAATATCATCCTCGTTGTAATCGTGGCGCAAATGAATGATATCTGCATACCGGAACGTCCCGCTTTTCCCGTTGCGATACAAGAATTTCAGGAACAATTCACCCGAACTGTCATACTTTGCCTCGGCAGACACACAAGGAACCGGATACAACTGCACCGGTTTCTCATTTTCATCCCGCACAATCAATATGAATGCGTTATTATTCAAACACAATTGTGTAGCAACCTTTTCCTGCATCTGCTGCGCCGTCATGTACGGGTTTGGTTCGGAAAGCAAAAATCTGATGTTTGCTTCCGGATTCACCTTGATCCCGCCTTTCGGATCATCCCTGATGTGTTTTCCAACCAGCTTTCCGATCGCTTTCACTTTCGGACGGATGCAGGCTCTTACAATATCACTTTCGTACAACTTTCCATCCCATGCATAGTAATAATCACCTGTCATGGTAATCATCTTGATCATGTTATGTTCTGTTGCTTTTTCGTTTGTCTTTGTTGGTTCTCTTTTCCAAAATGGTTTCATATTACCTCCACAAAAATAAGAGCCTTCTGGCTCTCTAAATCAATGACATATATTCATTCATGTTATCCTGCATCACTACATAGGCATCCAGTAGTGCCGCCGTTCCATCAATCCTTCTTCTCGGATTGCTTGTTTTGATCGGCTGTATGTTATCGTTTTTGTCAATATCTACTGCCGTATTGCACAAGCACCATTTATCAACCGGATTGTTGTTATACACGATCAGTTTTCTTTCCAGATCAGCTCCAAGGGACTTCATTGGCTGCGATAAAGTCTTTTTTCCCTGAATTACTGGTATCATTGCTGATTTTCCAAAGTAGTCCTGCATATCTTCCACGAAATATTTTGCACTCCATGCATCATAGCCGAACATATTTAGATAAATGTCTTGCTTTTCCTGTATTTCTACAAACCATGCTTTTACATCTCTGTAGGAAATCTTGTTTCCCGGACACGTCCGCACATATCCTTTTTCTATCCAGATATCGTATGGTACTTTATCCTCTGTCACATGTTTATCTACCAGTTCTTCCGGAATCCAGTACATGGAAATCACATAAATATGTTCATCATTTGGAACTTTAAACAATACTTTCGCTGCTGTTAAATCTGTTGTAGACGACAGATCGACTCCACCGATTCCATATCTCGGCTTTAATACTTCCAGATCGTACTTTTCCGGATTATTCGCCTGTTCAAATGTGAGCCATGCCTCTGATGAAGTTTCGCGAATGTTGAACTCTTTACAGAGCAGATTTTTAACCATGATCGGATTTTTCTTGGCTTTTTCCACCTTGTCTTTCAAAGTTTTGGCATTCTTGATTGTTCCAAGTCCCGGATTGGCTTTCATCCAGCATTCTTCCTGTGTCCATTCTTTCCGATTGTCCAATTCATAAATAAATGCAATCAGATGTTCGTCTTTGTAGCCATCCGGATCAAAATATCCATTGATCACATTCTCTGCCTCTTCATATTTCTGATCATAGATATCCTCCCGGATAGTTCCGGCTGTCGAAGTAATGCTGATCAGCGGCTGTTCCCTCGCTGTGATTCCGTCTGCCATGATGTCATACAATGCTTTCCCTTGTTTCCATTGGTGGATCTCATCCATCAGAACACAATGGATATTAAGACCATCCAGAGTATCACTATCTGAAGCCAGAGGTTTAAATACACCATCGTTGAACTCTGTTGTAAGTTCTGCCACCAGTGGTTTCACTCTTCTCAGAAGTGATGGCGATTTCTTCACCATTCTTTTCGATTCCAGCCAGATAATCTTACTCTGATCTTTCTTGGTGGCAACCGCATATACTTCCGGTCCCATTTCTCCATCAGCAGTAAGCATATAAAGACCAACTACAGATGCCAGAAGAGATTTTCCATTTTTCTTTCCTACAATCAGGATCGATTCTCGGTACTTCCGGTTTCCCTCAATATCAATAAAGCCAAATACTGTTGCAAGATAAGCTTTCTCCCACAATTCAAGCAAAACTCTTTTCCCACCAAATTTTCCTTTGGAATGTCTGCAGTAATTTTCAGCGAACTCAATTACATGATTCGCCCTCTTGGGACTGTAATAATATTCTCCCGGGTTTTGAATATCATAAACAACTTTCTTATAAGTCCGATACACCTTATTCGATACAATAACTTCTTTGCTCTGGATCTTTTCCCAGTATTCCAGAATTGGATTGTATTCTTCCGGGTATCTAATCATCCCTGCCATTTACAAAATCCTCGAATCCATCATTTGTCTTGGTCGCCACCTGCTCTTTCGGTACCAAATCCGTCAGCTGCTTTATGACAGCCATATAGTTTTTGATCATTGTATTATATATTTCAACTTCTGCAGACTTCTTGACGCCTTTCTGGTTCGCACCATTCTGGTATTCTTCTGTGTAACCTTTTTCGGCAATCTTTTGTCGCAATTCATGTAGAGAAGCACCCATGAAAGCAGCCTCTTCTACGAGATTTTCTGTTGCTTTTTTTGTTTTTTCATCAAGCTTTTTGTAGATTCCGCCAAGTTTTCTTTTCTCGGCCGCAATAATCTGTTCTTTTGTTTTTCCCTCATATTTCGCCACTTTTCCCGGTTTCTCCTTCCTTTTTTCGTTTATTTTTTTCACCATTACCTACACCCCCTCACGCGCGCGACCTGCGTGTTGCATGGAGGTAGGACTGTGGTCAGCCGTGATTTTTTACAAATTATTTTTCAGGGGGGAGTACGACCATTTCCCCCTCGCTATCGAATTCATATTTCACAAGACCGTCCGCCGGTCCATCTTTCATATTTTCTTTTTGATGGCAGATATGGCAGTCATACTTTAGATTATTAAATCCTAACGCAATGTCCAAGTCACTGATGTTGTCCGGCGTCAGTTCTATCTTGTGATGTACGATGTATCCTGGTACTTCATGACAGGTCTCACACATTCCGCCGTCAATCGATATTCTCTTTGCTATGTATGCTCTTCTACAATCCTTCCATCTCTTTGAATTGTAGAACGCTCTTGCAAATTCTTTTGCCATTCATCTCTACCTTCTATTCATTACAGTTGCAAGCTCACCAAAAAGGCTTGATAATTCCAAGCAGTCTTCTTTTGTGAGTTGGTGAGAAAAATAATCATCACACTGTTCATTCAGATAAACTGCATTGTTTTCGAAGCATATTGAAAATATTCTATCTTCTTTCATCTTGTCCAACAGGCATTTATGTTTATCAATTATCTCTTCTCTATCCATGGTTTCTTTCCTCTGACGGTTTCTGTATCTGTAATAAGGAGTTCTAAAAAAGTAATTGCAACAAACAAATGTACTGACGTATGAATAAATTCTTTCCAGAGTAAACCGCCAAACCTCTTTCCGGAATTCATGGCAAAGAAAAAGACAACAATCTTTCGACTGCTGCCCTGTTCATCTCTTTACCTGAATACACTATACCACAGACCAAGTGTACCATTCTATACCATTTTGAATTTTTTTAAAGCTTCTGAATGATTTCTGTGTACCTGTGTCCATCTGTATCCCGTTTCATCACAGATCCTGTTCCATCCCTCACAATCTATGTATCGTTTCGTCAGCACATCTTTTTCTTTCTCATTATCCAGTTCTTCAATCCTCTCTCTGATTTCTGTACGGATCTGGACTTTCTTTCCCCTCTGCCTGATCAGCTTTCTTTCCAGTTCATCAATCTTTGCCATATAATCCGACAAATCGGAAAGGTTGCTGCTTTTTGGCAGCCCATCTGCTGCCAGTGCTCCTGGAAGCATCCTATCCAGCTTCAGGCGTTCCAACTCTTCCTCGATCCGCTTCTCCTGGCGTAATGCTTTGCCGTACTGTTTCAGGTATTCCTTTTTCTTCTCATTCTCTTCTTTCACTGTTTCCATCGGTATACCCTCCCTGTCTTCCTATCTCTTAATACTAAGACCTCGAATCCAAGCAGACTTGCTATATCCTTTAATGCTTTATGTGCTTCCTTTACATGATGTGGGATGCGGCTTGCATCCTTAATAGCTTTGCCTGCTGTCGGATCACGATATCCTTCCTGGTTTTTATACAATGTTTCATCACCCCTTATATGTTTCCGGAATCTTCTGCCATGCTATGACCTTATACGGATTCCCTTGCTCATCATACCATCTGCCGGTAAGAGAATAATACAATGTGGTCGCTCTATCTGCACCGGCGATTGTAACAAGGAACTCTGCACCGAAATTACTCGGATCGTATGACTCTATAAATTCTCTGTGTCCCGGAAGTCTTTCTGCTACCGGAATCCATCCATTACTCATTATTCTCTACCTTTCTTCATGAAATCTTTGTAAATAATAGTGCTTCTTTGATCTTTCTGTTGTTCTGGCTTGTCATGGATATTTCCTACTACTTCAGCATCAACCATTTTTATCCAGTACCCCAGATCTTTTCTAAAATCTTTTTTCTCGTCCCAGTCTACATAAAATCCGACATGGCAAGTCGTTGTACTGTCAAAGCAACTCTGATATTCGCCAAATTTTACAGGAGCATAATAATCGCCATAATGGTATTTAATAATGTCGTTCTCCCATATCTTCCTTCCCTTCTTGTCTGTAAGTCCGGTGTATTGACAGATTGTATCTGGATCAATCATGTATTCATAAGTCCCATCGTTTATGTAATCTTCACCAGAAAGAAATCCCTCTACCCATTTGCCCTCCATCCATTCATTTTCCGGTAGCGCATGGATATGCTTTGCCTTAAATAATATTTCTCTTTTCATCTGTGCTTCCGCCTTTCTTTCATGTGCTTCAGAATTTCTTTTTTTATCATCTTGGCGTATTTTGGATGATCGCATCCAAACATAATGCATCCGTTATACTTTGTGCCATTGCCCGGATCGTCATGATCTACACTCAACTTGCAATTTTCCGGACAGCACTCGCCAACATCATGTTCTTTGCAATATTCTCCCATTGCCAGTAAGAAATCTTCGATCTTAACTTTCATCCAGTCCACCTCTTTTCACAATTTCAATCGCCATATCTATAGCGTGCTCTTCACTCATATCTCCATTCCAGCATTCATTGAAATATTTGCAATATTCGCAGCCCTCATTGTTGCAAGCTCCATCAAGCTTTAACTGTTCTAAATCAGAGACAACGTTGTTTGCATCATAAGCTATCGGTTGGTCTTCTACTGCTTTTATACACTCCTTGATTGTTTCATATATTTCTTTTTGATATTTTTTGTCATTATGTCCGAATGGAGCTTCTTGTAATGCATAGTCATTTAAGTGCAATATTAGCTTTCCCGCATCAATTAACCTCATTTTCTCACTCCCGTTCGCTTTTCAACATATCTGCTTTAATCAGTTCATAGACTATATCCAATGCTGTTCTCGCATCTTTATACCTGCAGTTCGCTTTTTTGTGTATCCGTGGATCGTTCTCGTCCCAATCATTCACACAGAAGCAAACATTACTTACAAACAACATCTTCTTGCCTCTTGCAACGCAGAGATAATAGCACTCTGCCTGTTTCGGAAGTCCTCTGCAACGTTTAAATCCATATTTTGTGAACTCATTTACATTTACTGTTGGTTTTAGCATTGCCTTTCCCTCTTTTCGTCTTCTTCAGCTGCTTTTATTTCATCCTCATCCATATCTCTTTCTTCTGCAATTTGGATGCAGAGCGCCGGTTGTCCTATTTTTTCATCTTTAAGTAGGAAGCACTCTTCAGGAATGTATATCTTTCTCTTTTTAAGGTTCGCTATAATAATGCTCACCGGTGCATTATCGACAAATTCTGCAAGATACTCTCTTAATTCTCTGTTTTCCATATTCTTACCTCCCCTGTGTCTCTACAACATTCAGGATCTTTTCTACTGCCTTATCCCAGAAGATTCTCACAAAGTCATCCAGTGTTGTAAATTCTTCTCCTCTGTCGCTGTCTACCAGCCCAACCTCATCTCCATATGTTGTATCCGAATCCAATTCTTCAAGAACCTGCGCTGTGATATCTTTTACAACCTCTTCTGTATCGGTATATCCGCAATCGTAGCTGCAGGCTTCTCTTAGCTCTTTCATATCTCTTCTTGACAATTTTCCCATTTTTCTTCTCCTTTGCCATCCCATATCGTTACGGTATCTAATTGCATTTTGATTCACCATGTATGATTGGTTTCATTTTCGAAGGCATACTTCTTTTTCAGTCATTGTTTACCCCTTTCTGCGCCATGATTCCACGCCTTCCATTCCTTCTTTACTAATCAACTGCTGCCACTCCCAGTTTATATAGCTCCTCACAATCCCTTTCTGATTCCTGACCTGCACATGGTGCGGATAGATTCCAAGAATCGTGACTTTTTCCGTGGCGAGTCTGGTTTTACCTCCCTTCTGGGAGATCCTGCGCCTTAACTGTACTTTGTCTCCAACTTTCATTTTTTTGTTCCTTTCTGTCTTACCTTGCGCATTTTCTTGCTTACCGGGTATATGAACGCCCGCATATTGCCGGGTTTAGTCGTCTTCCTCTTCATCTTTCTCACCCTCCCGGTTCTCTAAAATGATTCCGTTTGCATTTATATCTCCGTCCGCTTTTACCAGAATGTATTTCTCCCCGTTAATCACTTCTAAGGTAACGAGGTCTGTTCTGTCTGCGCTTACTGTTACATGTGCATCCGGAAGACCAATCTCAAATGTCTTCGTACTCACTGTGTTGTCCGCATCGATTTCAGCCGCGTCACAGTCTTTTGTTTTTTCTGCTGCCAGTTCCGGATCTATCCCGATGCTTTTTAATACGTTTTCCAGCTCCGCGCCTTTTAATATCCGGTTGTTGGATTCTGCTTTTATTTCACGGATTCTTCCAAGGTAATGATAAATATCTTTCGCCTGTTCCAAACTTACTTTTCCGTCTGCTGCATTTAACCCTTCCCTAAAAGCTTCTTTCTGCTCTTTTGGTGTGGATGGCATCCCGCATCGGAGTGTCTGCGTGATCAGGCCTGCGTCCGGTTTATCCGGAACTTTGCTGTAGTACCAGATATGTTCCGGATCTCCGTGGCAGTCTGTAAATGCCGGATATAAAAATCCTTGTGTCGGCATACTTACTACCCAGTCTCTTGTACGTTCCTGAATATCTGCCAGTTCTGGTTTATAAGATAATCCTGCTGCCGATAAGCTTACCGGGCAGATACATCCGATCATGTACTCATAAACCTCTTCACTTTCATCCAGATCCGCTCCGTCCGTGGCAATTCCCGGAATGTCGTAGATTCCACTGGCAATTAGAATCAGGGAATACCCTTTATTCAATATGCCAATAGACTCTGCAATCTCTTCCAGGAAGATCTGGCGTACATCATTGTCTTCTAATCCTGTTTTTACAATCGTGGCCAGATGCTGCTTTCTTGTTTCCTCCTTAAACTCCAGCTGAAACATATTTCTTCCAGGCTTTCCGGATAAAACCTTTTTGAAGATATCCAAGTATTTGAACATTTCCGTCTCTTCGAGGTTTAAAAAGTTTTTGACAAATTCCAACCTGCAGTTCCGATCATTATCTACGATATATCCGGTTATCCTTGTGATATTGTACCTGTCTATTGTTAATGTCCTTTTGATCTCCACTAATTCTTTCTTCATGTCGCTCCTTTCTGGCTGCCACACCGGGCAGCCATGCACTCTGCGAAATTGTGATATATTAAATTCCTGTGGTGCCTATAAATAATTCTTTCCGGCGTTTTTCATCCATTCTTCCCTTGTATGGGTTCTTTCGTAAACCTCCTGGGCTTTCGCCATCAGGATCCGTGCGTTCTTGGCATTGTTGTGAACTGCTGCCGGTCCGTTCCGGTGATGTTCCAGACAGAGATTTACTTTTAACCCTTCCGCCTCTGCAAATGCATGGGTATTACCAAACAAAACATGATGCTCTTCCAGATATGGCTTATATGTAAAATCTCCATCCAGTAACATACACAGATAACACCGACGATCGCCTTTTGGCTGCATGATGCTTTTTTTGTGCTTCTTACGTTTCTTTTTGGTTGGTTTCGGAAACATCATATTCACCAGATAACACCTCCCCGTTTTGATCTACTTTTTCGTTTAAATACAAATACCATTCCTGTGAACTGTGTACTTTTTGGGTTGTCTCTGCAAGGTACAAAGCCGCATGATACAAGGGAATTGTCTGGAGATATTCCCGGCGGGTTAATTTGATTTTGGGAAATGTGGCCAGATATTCTTCTACGGTTATATTTTTCGGGCAGGCATCCGGTTTCCAGTCTTCTACACTTAACTGCTCCATCTTAGGACTCCTTTTTGTATAGCTCATGGTTTCCGTAAACCAAATCCGCCTCTTCTCTTTCATAACTCCAGCCATAACGCATTAAGATTTTGAAGCATTCCTGGTATCTCTTTCCGGCATCCTCTTCGTATTCTCCGGAATACCCTACCAAATCCCCGATATAATCATCCATCATACCGTTCATTGCAATCAGTAGTAAAACCTGTGTATCCAGTGTTTGTATTTTTTCTTCTGCTTCTTCCTTTTCTTTCTCATCCGCATCATACAGGCTTTTCCCGGTAAAAAATTTTAGAACCATTCCATTTCCTAACCAACAGGACTTCTCCATCATGTTCCGGATCATCTTTTCAATTATTTTCTGGCGTTCCTCATCTTTTAGCAGTTCGATTTTTCCGGCAGCTATTGTCCGGATGAATTCTTTTTTTCTTTCATTCATTTTTTTCTGTAAAGCTTTCAGCTGCTTTATCTTTTTTCTCTGCCTGTCCCATTCCGTTTCAACCTTTTCTGATTTCGGGAGTTTTTCCACTACATCAATCCCATTCCAACCATCCAGATAATACAGTTCTTTTCCGCGGATATTGATTCTCTTTGGTGGTTCTTTCTCCAGATTGAACGTTTTTACCTCTTTTAGTTCTGCCGTATACTTCTTTTTCTCAATCTCCTTTGGTGCTTTCTTGATTCCTGCTGCCTCCAAGAGTTCGACAATAATCTTTTTATTCTTCTCCCTCTCCCTGTTTTTAATCTCTGCTTCTACTTTCCACTGGATCTGCCTGGAGTCCGCTGCATTTTTTAAGATTTGGTTTCTGGTTTCAACATCCTCGATTCTCGACAGTTGGGCAAGGTCTTTTAGATTTAGCTGATATACCCCGTTCTCATCCGTCTTTTCCTTCACCAGATCCCGGTCAAGCTTCGCGATCTCCAACCTCCGGTGTACAGTCGTCCTGGAGAATCCGGTCTTTTCTGCAATCTGTTCTTCCGTATCTCCAAGGTCAAGCATCATCTGGAATCCTTCTGCCTGCTCCAATGGTGTCAGGTCGATGCGCTGCATATTCTCTTCCAGCATGGTTCCGACCTGGTCTTTATAGCTCATGTCCTCTACGATCCGGCATGGATACATAGTTACGCCTGCCATTTTTCCGGCGGCGAACCGGCGGTGCCCGATGATCAGCGTGTATCCTTCTTCATGGTGCGCCCGGTTTTCATCCCAGTGCCCCGGAACGACCGTAAGGTTCTGCATAATTCCTTTCTTCTTGATTGACTCACTCAGCTCCGTCAGATCACCCAGGTCTTTTCGTGGGTTATCCGGATGCTGATGGATCAATTTCGCATTGATATTCGTGATTCCACTGGTTGTCATTTCAAATTCCTCTCTTTCTCGGTGTTTTCAATGTTTTCTCCTGTTTTTATCTCATTTTGGACTGTAGTCTATCGGAATACCGTGTAGACTCGGAAAATTCAAGGGTTACACGGTGTTTTTGTGTCTGCTCATACAGCTCCTGCCAGAGCTCTTTGTTTTTTATCTCTTTTCCATGTGGTCTGCGCCACTCTTCCCGTTTCCATTTGTCCATGTTTCCTTCGTTTATGGTGGTGACCAGGAACTGATCCGGCGTGTAGACGGTTACTTCACACGGTCGGAGCATCCTTAGACCGACAAGGATCGCGATCATGCTCATTCTGTGGTAGGTCGTATTCTGTTCGGTCTCGATCTGTGCTTTGACCGCCGGTCCTTTCTTAGTCTCGCATTCTACCAGAGCGATGCACTTTCCGTTTTTTGCGGTTGGTCCCCGGAAGTTTACCTCTGTGTATAGTTCTATCTTCATCTTCTCTCCTTATCCGGATCATTTCGTAGTGTCTGTACGGGAATCCGGTTGCTTTGTTGATCCCTTCGTAAAAAGAATCCTTTGCTATGTAATATCCCTTTGGCGGTTTCGGTTCTTTCGGCCACCGGTATAAAATCTTTGTTTTGGGTTCTGGAAGCGGCATGTTCCGAGACGTAGAAAAATTAGCTTCTGCAATCTCATGATCCAGCACGCCCTCATCCACATATTTTTTCTGAGTTTTCTCATTTTTGGTGACATACTGCGCCAGCTTCCGGAACTCGCCTTTTTCGTAGAGTAGCTGCTTATTACGAACCTTTCCGTGTTTCCAGGCTGCAGCTATGATCAGATCTGTATCCGGGATTCGATTCAGAACCACATGGATGTGCCAGTTACCGGACGGGGTACATTCAATATTGCGGATCCAGCGGAGCTCCTGTCCTCTTTTCTTGTATTCCTTCTTGCAGAACAGGTAAAACTCTTTAAAATCCTGCTTTGCCTGCTTCATGTCCGGCGGACGTTCTTCTTTCGGATATGTCAAGGTGAAAAAGTAGTCATTGACCTTAAAATACATCCGGAGTCTGTGTCTGGCTTTCCTCTCCCTGGTCCACTGGTTGACCTGCTCCACTTCCTCCGGTGTGGCTTTCTTCTTTTTGGCTCTCTTCTCTCCCGGTGCTCCATATCTTCCATCCAGATATTCCTGTCTCTCTATTACATTTCCCAAATCGTATGTCACTCGTCTGATTCTCATAGCGTGTCCTCATAACTTTAATAGTCTTATCAAGTTATTAAAAAGGGCAGTCGCCCTGTAAATACTTGACTTTCCAGCCGCTAAAAGGTACACTATAAGTGCTTAGGTTATTCGTGTACCTTTTAGGTTGCGGCGCTTGCGATATTTCTTTTCGCAAGCGTTTTTTATTCTTCTTTCAAATACGAAAAATTCATTTTCAAAAATACCATCAGTGCTTCTGCATCATCTGGTGCTTCAATGTCTTCCCCGGCCACTATTGCAAATACGACATCTCCCAGGATCGGCCATCCGTGTTTGTCTGCATCATAGAAATAGCATCCCAGACGATTGACTTCTTTCTGTTTGCTCCGTCCATCTTCATCTACCAGCATGATCATAGGCATCTTGAATGTTTCGTATAAGGTTTTCGTGCTTACGATTTCAAAATGCCCGCCTACTGCTTTCTGCAGACCACGGAAATCATCAAAATCCACATCGATTACCGAAATGATGTTATCCGGTGTTACTTTTACTGTTTTCACTGCTTGTCCTCCAATACTACTGTTTTTCTACCCGCTTCTTTCAGGCTGTCTACATATTGTTCCAAATATGGGATTGCATTTTGTTTGAAATACTCGGAATCACGGTTGACTCTTTCTATTGATTTCAGAGTCTCAATCCACTCATTCAGCTTCTCCACCCGAATCCGCTTCTTACGCTGCTTCTCTTCTGGCATGCTCCCTCGCCTCCCTTATTTTCCTTTTCCGGTACTGCCATTCCCGTATCCGGAAATATTCCAGTGCAAATGCTCCGGTAGTAAGTGTTGTGATTCCAAGTGCTGCATATAAATAAAACAGCTCCTGGCTTTTCACCGAACACGCACCAGCCATCATCAAGATTCCGATAATACTCGCCGTTACACTGAGTGTCTTTGCAATCTTATAAAACATCTTTCTTCCCTCCTTTGCTTGTCCAACTGGTACCGCTTACGCGGTTTTCTCCTTTTTTCTCTCTGCAGCTTCGATCAGAACTCTGAAAAATCCATCTGCGCATTGCTGCATTTCCTCTTTCGTCTTTTTAAAGCAATCATCATGCACACGTATGGTTGCATTTCCGATCTGCATGGTTTCAACAATCATCTATCATCACCTCTTTTTTATGTTATGCAATCCTGATTGTACTTGTTGATTTGTCCTACCATTTTCTTTTAAACAGAAGAGATAATCGCAATGGCCACTGCAACAAAAAGGCTGGCGACTCCTTCAATAAAAATCAAAAGAGATAATTCTTCTGCTGTATCATCCCAATTTTTATCAGGTTTTTTCTTTATCGCATATACCCAGAATCCCAGAACCCACGGGATTAAAATATAAATACATTTCCCCACGCTTCTTTTCTCACCTCACTTTTCTACTCACCGTTTTCATCTGTTGCAAATAATTGAGGATTCTCCTATACTTTAACTACCGGCACTGCCATGCTGAGTATCAAAGAAAGGAGCTACGTTATGCTTACAAAAGATTCAAAAACCGTTCTTTATCATCTATACAAAGAATATTGTCTGCGCCGTTCTAACGGTCTTTCCCGCAGCGCTTCGAAAGAATTTGATTCATCCGAATCTGTTCAGAAATTGCTTTTCCCTGATTGGTCTGTTTCCGATGTTGACGATTGTATGTGCGAATTAGGTCGTAATGGATATCTTGACAATCATCATGCCAGTGATTTTATTTACGATTCTTCCCTTACCGATAAAGCCATTGTCACCATGGAAAACCAGAAAAAGGAAACTCTTCTTAATGTCGTAAATTTTCTGGCTCAATTTATTCCATAACTTCCCACGACTCAGAAATCAACTCTCTGGCTGTTGGCTGCCATCCTTTAACAGGATGGCTCCCATCCAGTCCCATTATCGTCCCGACATCTCCCTTTATAGGTTTTACTTTTACCTTATAAGGTTTCTCTCTTATACACTTGTTTTCTTCCAGTGCTTTCTTTGTTGCTTCGCAAATGTTCATTTTCTTCCATCACCTCCTCTGATTTTCTGCACAAAGCGCATATCCTTTTACAATTCCAATAACTTCACCTTACAATTTCCGCTCCCTGCTTCTCCAGATCCGCTCTGGCTTTTAAGATATCCATATTACTTTTGGCAATCACAAATCCCTGCGGATCATGCAATACAAGATATTTTGCTGCTTCTGTCATTTCAGTTATTTCTTTTTTCTCCTGTTCATTCATTCTTCTCATCACCTCTTTCTTTCCATCAGATTTTTCTACGTTTCCAGTTTCTCCCCCTATTGACTTTTATTTTTCCGTCTATTACTCTTTATGTGAGATATTTTTGTTTACGAAAGGAGACCATGCTATGAAACGTAACTATTCAGTCCATCATTTAAAAGATAATCAAATTTCAGAGGAAGAAATAGAATTTGCCAGCTCTTGCCCTTGTTGTGGTATTGCTTTGCGACCTACACCTCTTTACGCTGTCTGCATTGATCATGATGACGAAGAAGAAAATCTCATTTATCTTCTCAACCATTGCGAAAACTGTAATGAATGTTTCATTTCCGTCCATCCATACGATCATGACAATGATTACAGCTATTCTTTTCAAAGCAGCGCCCCTGTAAAATCTACTGACTGTTCCTTTTCTCCTGCCATTACCAAACTTTCAAGTAATTTTGTAGAAATTTATAAGCAATCTTACAGAGCCGAAATGCTTGGATTAGACAAAATATGTGGAATGGGTTACCGTAAAGCTATTGAATTTTTAATTAAGGACTATATCATTTACAAAGATCCTTTAGCAAAAGATTCTGTTGTAAAACTCCAGCTTATGCCTTGCATTAACAACCACATCAAAGATAAACGTCTTATTGCTCTCGCTTCTGCATCCGCTTGGCTTGGTAACGATGAAACACATTACCAAAAAAGACATCCAGAATATAATCTTGATAATTTAAGAACCTTTATCAATGCTTTTGTTACATTTGTTGACGCCGATCTCGCCTACGAAGCTGCTCAACAGCTTACTTCTAAATAGTTTTCTTCACACTCTCTCCTGTATAAAGTTCTTCCGACAGAAGTTCTCCATCTAAAGTCCAATATCTTCGCATCTTGCATATTGGACTTTCTTCTGTCCCCTTCCCCTCTACAGTGTCTGTTCTGATTACTTTTACAATTTCTGCCTTCATATTTTTTGCTTTCATCTTTCCTCACCTCACTTCTATTTTGTTGGTATGCCTCAATTATATGTTGGTTAATATTATTTGTCAACATATTTTTTGTTGTTTACCAACATTTTTCTATTGTAAATATATTTTCATTGTGATATGATGTATCCAAAAGGAAGGGAGGTGCAGCAATGAACGAGCGTATCAAGTCTCTTCGCAAAGCACTCGGACTCACTCAGCAAGAATTTGCTGATAAGTTAGGAATATCAAGAGGTAATATTGGAGCATATGAAGTTGGAAAAAATGCACCAAGTGATGCCGTTATTTCTTTAATAGTTAGGATTTTTAATACAAACGAAAATTGGCTTCGCACTGGTGAAGGTGAAATGTTCACTCCAATTCCGGTTAAAGACGAAATCGGTTATTTCGTGGAAGATCTTCTCGACTACGATGGAGAAGGGAATCCATTTTACGATATGATCATAGAAATGATGAAAGATTATCACGATCTGGATGAAAAATCAAAGAAAGTGATTCGTGATTATTTCAAAAGAGTTTCTGATGGAATAAAAAAAGAGAAGGACTAAAGCCTTCCCCGTTTTTCCAGATATCTGTATAAGATGGCGTAGAGTTGCCGGATGATCTTATAATCAGATTCGTTTAATTTTGATAATAGAATTTTGAGATCTTTCATATGTAACTCCTCCAGAATTTCCGAACGTATGTTTGTAATTATATTACATCTTGAATTAAATATTTTCAAGAG